GCCAGCAGCAGTTACGCCTGTGACAACATAAATTGAATTGATGCTATCAAACCCATAGGTGTTGGAAATCAACGCGCCATAAGAGCTTGTAGAGGCTGTATTGGCAGCAATGCCAACGCTGTTGGTGGCAATGCCAGCCAAACCAGCAGTTCCTGAATTGGTACTTTTAAAGAAGCCAGCCGTTGATATGCCGTAAACAGATGTGCCAAGACCAAAGCCAAACGTGTTGCCGCTTTGAGTTGTGCTTGTCCCGGACTCAATCTTGTCAACAGTCAAAGTCTCAGCAATGATGTGACCACCATCAATGAAGGTGATGCCGCCCGATGGGTTTGTGCCTGATGGCGATGACATATTGGTAAATGTCACAAGACCATCAAAGTTTGTCCAGTTGAACACGGACGAGATAGTGACTGTCTGAGCGCCACCAAAAGTTGCCTCAGATACGGCATAACGAGCAGCCCAAAACTTATTGTCGTTAGTGTCTAAGATGTTGGTGCTTGGCATCGAAAACGATGTAGACCAGTTGGCCGTCAAAGTCGTAAATGCGCCCGTTGTGAAGTTAAAGCCAGAGGCCGTTGGCGCTGCTGGAGCAGACCCAGATGCAAAGGCGTAATAGACAAAGCCGCTTGCCGAACGAGGGCCAGTAGAGCCTGCTGTGCCGTTCTGGCTAATGCTTTGAACCTGCGTCCCGCCTACAGTCCAATTGAATGTTGTTGTCGCAGCGCCTGTCGTGTCATTAAGCCACTTGAAGGCTTCCCAAAGCTGGAAGCCAGCAGTGCCCGGATTGGCTGGAGCAACGACCCGCCATGCGTCCACATCCGTATAAACCTGTACGCCAGTATTCCAAGTGAATGTGGATGATCCAGTTGGGTTGGCTGGCTGTGTTGCAGCCCATTGATACAGGGCTGGATATGCGTTCCTGCTTCCTGTCGTGATAGGCGCCCATGCAAACGATGAACTTACAGGGCTGATTATTGATTGACCAACATCGTTGGAAACAATAAAGCCAAAATAATATGTGCCTGTTGGCAAAACTTGATTTAAGAAATCAAATGATGCGCCGTTTGTGTAAGGCAACGAGTTAGATTGCGTTGCCAAAGAAAGCAACACCCAATCGTTGTTTGTTGGTGTTGCTGATGTTGTGTAATACAAGGTAATTGACGTTACACGGCCAGTTGCAGGAATGGTGACGCGAACATCAAATGATGGAATCTGTGCGCTTGGTCGGCTTGCCAAAACAGTGGGCGCTACAAGGGCGCTGAAGTAACCTACGTTGGGCAAGCCGCTGTTAGGCACTGGCGAAAATTGATTGATGGTTTGATTGTCATAGACTTGTGCGTTGTATTCACTCATCTCAAGACGAGCGCCAAGAGAGCCGTCAGCCAAAGACGCCTCATTGACTTTGACAACACGGAACAGCTTTGCGCTCCAGCCGTAATCTGAGTTGGTCACGCTGACAACATCACCCGCATCAACTTGAATGCCAAAATATGTTGTGTTGAAGTTGACAATCAAATCTTCACGGGCTTGCTCCAGCAACCTGTTTGCAAGGTAATGTGCTTGAACAGAATCGTTTACCAAGTCGTAAGTGATGCTGTATTTGTTGACAGGCTCGTTGGGATACAACAACCCGCTTGGTGTTTGGATGTTGACAAACGCAGCTTGATCGCGGTTATCTTTGAATGGAAACCGCGCCTCAACTTGGTTAATAGAACTTGTAATGTCTGTTGCGCTGACGCGAATTTCACCAATGATGTTGCTGTCGGTGAACGCATAGGCCGCACCTTCTGCTTTGTTTACAACAACTGACCACTGACCAAGAGCAGCGTTGTATGTCATCCAAGAATCGCAAGCAGACATGATGCGATCAATGTTGGACAAAACAGATTGCCCCGCATCCAAAACGCCGTTGATGCGGTAACGAGCTTGAGTAGAAGGAACTCCGCTGCTATTGTTAAAAGTTATAAGCTCATCACTGTAAGCGTTCAAAGCTGTTCGGCTTGTGTCGTTTACAAATGAAGCATCAAATGTTCCGTTAGGCAACCATCCAACAGCGCCACCGTATACACGGTTTGTAATGTAGTCATACCAAACATCACCGGGCTTTGCTACACCTGTGCCGCGCAATGTGTGCGAAACTTTAAATGTAATTGGCGAAAGCTGCGTAGTATTAGCATCACGGTTGTAGACCAGCTTCACAATTGCAAAGCCAAGACTATTCATTTGCCGTGTACCTGTCCACCTTAAAGCAGCAGCAATATCGCTTCCACCCATGACAGTACTTGGAGCAGCAGCACCGTTCAAAGGTGTAATTGTTCCAGCAGCATCCGACTTATACAAACTGATGTACAAGTTGCCGCTTATTTTGTCATCTACGTTTGGTGGGCTTGCTTCATCAGTCAAGCTAATTACTTTTGTCTGGTCTGTTCCATCAAATGTTATTTTGCGATCACCGTAATACATATCGGTGGTATCAAACACAAACTGGCCGTCAGGGCTAATGCTAGAAATTGCCAAGACGTAATACATTGTCTTTTGATCTGTCGTAAGCACAGCATCAACAAATGTACCGCCCATGTAAGCAGTGCCGTAGACAACAGGAATAGCGTTAACTGCGCTTGGTGGCACTTGCTGGCGCACACCCATGTCTTGCTGTCTTTCAGGGTTGTCTGAAAAAAGGCGAGTGACAACATATGAAAGAGCAAAGTTGACTGCAAATGTTGCAACAAATGTTGCGGTGGCAAGACTCATCCCGCCATACATGATTCCATAAGCAATGATCGTACTTACCATTTTATTCTTTCACAAAAGTTGCACCAAGAGGCTTGTAGCCCCTGCGTGTGTAATCAATGAACGGGCCTTTGGCCGAAATTGACGTACACACAAAATCCACTTCATTTGCTGCCAGCATCTCTTTAGCTCGGTCATCAAATGCTTTCCACAGCCTACCGCCAACTGTGCCGTTCCTGTGTTCTGGCTCCACCCACCAAAGCAATTCGTTTAACTCTTTTACTTGTGGCGACCAAATGTTAGCAGTCTTGATAGCCACAATCGCGCCACGCATATTTGCGTCAATGTAAATGAAACCACGACCTTTGATGATGCTGAACAAAAGTTCTTCAACGTATTTAGCGTTATGGTTGCTTTGTTCACCAAGTTTCTGAATTGGGTTTTCATACGCATAAGCCTCAACAATTTCTAAGAGTCTTGGTATGTCATATCTTGTTGCTTGTCTTATCATGTTGTTTACTCTCCTCCAGCATCAGTATCGTTGACTATTGTTGTTTCACTGGATTGAGTTTGTGTTTTAGGAGGAGCGCCGAAATCAAAATATTGATTTGAGATTTCTGCGACACGGTTCATTGATGTGTCGTTGGGGTAAAGGAACTGCCAGTTGTTTTGGTTCGTCTTTACACCTGACAGCCTGTTTTCCAAAATGCGGCGCATAGAAGAACAAGCAATAGAACAGGTGGCAATCCTTTGCCGCAGTTCAGAATTAAAGTCTTCAGTAATTGATACGCTACTGATGATGCCCTGATAACGCTTGAAAAATTGCGTTGTAGGCGTTGTGATGATCTGGTTGTTCGAGTCAAAGAAGCCTCGCCAAACTTCAACCAATGAGCCTTTGATGTCATTGCTAAGAATTAGAGCAACAGAAGCTGGATTAATGCCTGTCAACTGAATCGTCATGTCATCAGAGGTGGCTTTCATGTCACGCTGAACGTCACCGACATTAAGCAAAGCACCAAGGTTGGTGAAGGTAATGCCACTTACCGTAATAGGTGCAGCAGCATTACAAAACGTGTAGACCGTTGCAGCCGTGCCAACTGTAAGCCGAACAAATTCGGCATGGTTAATTTGTGGGCCAGTTACAGCATTGATTGTTGTCATGTGATGTATTCCCGAAAGACAAACGGTTGATCCCAATTGACAAAAGCGCCGTTTGTCATTGGAGTAAGAGTATATGTTGGGCAGACTTCAGCGACAACATTAAATGTGCAAGCGTTGCCAATTGACACCGTAGCACCAGATGAGGGTGTGCCAATCAATGGCCTGTGAATGTTCACAGATGAGCCAGCAGAGTCTGCTGTTACCTTGTAGGTATAGCCGCCTACCATGATGAAATCACCAGCCTTGAACGTGCCGTTAGAGGTCAAGGCAAGCGTCTGTGTGTTTGGTGTAGGCGTACCGTTCAATGTGGCAACAGTTGCCGTGCCAAGACTTTTTGTAAACCACGACAACTGAGTAGTGTTAAACGTAATGACTTCTGGCAGTTGACGATCACGGTTGTCAATTGTTTGAATGATGGCCCGTGCTGTTGGGTAGTACAAGTAATTGTTAGGCGTGACCGTGAACACCCAAGGAACAGCCGTTAGGTATTGAGCCACAGTGATGTAGCCTGACCGTGCGACTTGTTGCCCAACCATGCGCCGGTTGTTCACCGTCATTGACTCTTGGTTTTGAAAGATTGTTTGGAAGCTCATGCGCGACCCCTGTTGACTGCCAAAGACTTGTTGGCATATTGATTAGCCGCCCAAATCGCATTAGAACTGCCCAGAAGCCTGTCCTCAAACGATTTGGTGTCAATGGCATTGATGTAGTTGTTTGTCACGTTGGTGGTGTTACCCATGTTGCTCAAAGCGTGATTTGGAATAATTGTCCCAGAGCCAGAAGGCATAAACAACTCTGGGCCACGTTCACCCACC